TAAAATCATCAATTTTGACAATGTATAATGTTGATGGTAACTTATCTGTAGATCCTATGCCAGGTATAGTTGTTGTTGCTATTCCAATAGGAGATTGAACTGAAGTATAAGAATACTCTATCTCTTCTCCATTTTTAAAGAAATGATTTGGAATAAAAATAATGTCATTATCTATATCGACCACAGAATTATCAGTGGCATCAATATCTCTCTTAAATATAGGAATTTGTTGATGTGTTAAATTAAAACCAGTTTTTAAATCATTATTTCTTCCAGTATAATCAGAAAAGTCTGCTTCTATTTCTGCAGAATTTAAATCATACACAACTTCATCATCATTTTGACCAAACAAGAATTCAAACGTTTTGATTTCATAATCAGTATTTGCATTTGGAGTAAAGAATATATTTGTTGTTCTTCCTACTCCAGAACCAAGAATTCCCGTAGTTAAAATTCCTAGAGAAGATGCTGTAGGAACTATACCATATTCTATAAATTCATTATAATCTGCATCTTCATTATAAAACGATACAAGTTCTCTAATCTCATACTCTTGATTAGTTACATCTTCAATTGATATAACATAGTAAGATGAAGTATATGATTCTGTAGAATGTGTTGATATTGCTACAACTGAAGGAGTTGGTGAAGAAGCAATAGTAGTGAATCTAGATCTGAGAAGACTTTGATTTAGTTGAGATTCCCCTGTTGTCGTTAATGTAGTATCTCCAATGCCAATCAACAGTGAATTTATTGTGTATGTTGCTGCAGTTGCTACATTTGGTGTTAGAGTTACTACCAGATCAGATCCAGAAACATTAGCACCAAATGTACCTATTCCAGAAAATAAAGTTTCACTGGTTTCTAAATTAGAGTATTGTGTCAAATACGCATTAGTTCCATCATGAACTATATTCATTTCAAGTGATTCATACTCATCATTAACAGTGTCTGATATTAATGTGTGAAGTTTTAAAGATCTATATGATGATCCAATAGAAACAAAAGTAGTAATCCCCGATGTTCCTGATGGAACACTTACACCATAAGATTGAACATTTACAGAATCTCCAAGAGAAATAGTTGATATTCCGGTGTAAAGATCTGAAATTGAAAATTTGCAGAAAGACAATGTATAATTATCATCGTCTGTTTTGACTGGAAAAAATCTTACTTCAGCGGTGCTTGAAAACACTTCTACATCATAACTTCCCAAAGAAGAGGCCGATGAATATATGTCTAGGTACTGATTTACATATGCATTATTATCATCAAAGATTCCCGTAAAAATAGAGAACATTTCTTCATTTGCAAATAAATCATCTTTAACTTTTACAAAGAATTTAAAATATCTATCGCTTAAGTCATCAATCGTATTGATAACAGAGAAATTTTCAGGTCTACTTACATTATTAAATTGATCAGATATGTCATCAATTATTAATACTTTATTACCTATAGATTTAATATAATCTTGAATAATTTGAGATTCAAATATTATTTGATTACTTACATTTGTATCATCTATCGAAAATATGTTTTCACTAGCTAAATCAAAATTATAGTCACAATCAATATCTACCTTTGCAAATACATTGTTTACAGCTGTTACAGTTCCTTCATTTTGATCTGATGATTGTCTAGAATCATCAGGAGTAACCTTAACAACTTCTGCAGTTGAGAATTTCTTAAATCCTGCAGTATGATTGAGACTCGATACAGATTCATTCCATTGATTAAAAGTAATTTCAGATTTTAAATCATATGAAAAATATTGATAATAATCATTATCATGAATTCTCTGCAAATTATCATTTAAAAATCCTTTGTTTATTCCACCCCAAAATCTTTCGGAGACATAATTAGAATTGATATTATAAGTAGACTCTGCATTATTAACAGATAAAATAGTTGCTTTAGAATTAGTTGTTTGTCCCTTTATAACTTGATCTTTTTCAAATTTATCTTTTGTAGATACAATAACAGTTGATGCATCTGGATACCAACTTTCAATTACACCCTTTAAATTTTCTGAAGTAATAGTTTCTCCAACAGAAAAAGATGATCTCACTAATACAGATTTGAATTTTGGAAAATATGATTCTGGAACAACTGCTTGATTCGAATTTTCATAATCTGGTTCCCCAAAAGTTTGACCAGAAAGAACATACTCAGAAACATCATATGTAATAGATCCATTTGCTCCACCCAAGTTTGGATCAATACTTACAATTTCAAATAAAGCATAATCAAAATTGGAAGAATTATAGTTTAAGTTTCCTGCTACTTTAATTGAGAATCCTTCAATTAATACTCTTGTTCCAACTTCAAAAGGAAAATCCTCAGGATCACTAAAAGTATTGGAAAAATAAGCAGTTACAGTCTTATTTGATTCATTATATGAAACTGTGCTAATCCCTAGAGCATTGCTATTGTTGACTGGTATTAAAATAGGATCAAATCCAGATATTCCATCAGTATTTTTTATAATTTCTACTGTATCTGCTGAAACATTATATTCTAATTTGGTATCTTCTATTAGTTTGTTTGATTCACCATCAATAACAACTAAATTTGTGTTTAATGTATATCCGAATCCTCTATCGACAACAGAAATAGACTCAAAAATATATGATGGGGATAACTTTATTATTGATGGGAATAAGCAAGAGGGTCTTATAGTGTTGTCAATGGAATAATTGTATCCAACAATATTTCTAGATACATTTTCAACTAGTCCTATTGATTCTGATTCTGGAACTAATTCTGCAAAAGTTCCAGAATCAGAATCAACAGAAATTTTTGGCAATTTTTTATATCCATATCCAGGATTTAGAAGTTTTATCTCTCCTATTTCCCCAGAAACATTTTTATTTGAAGTTAAATATGTGATTTTGGAGTTACTTGAATCATATGAGATAGATTCTGGATAGTCTCGCAATTCGTATGAAAATGAAGTGCTAGCGATTCCAACCAAAACATGATTTCCAGAATATATGGAAGTTTTTAAGTTAATTTCATTAAAAACAATTTGTTCTTGATCATTGATTAAATCTTTTTTGATTTGTGGATTATTTGCAGAATCAATTGAAACTAAATTGTAGTATAACTTTCTTGGAGTATCATTTTTTGGTGTGAATGATACACTAGCAGTTGGATCTACGCCAATCTCACCTTGTCTAGTAATACTATAATCATCAAAACTCCCATCATATAATTCTTCAGAATATTCTTTATCATAAAAAAGTTTAAAATCAAATGAAGATATTCTAGATAATCCGCCAGTTTCATATGAAAGACTTTCATCTGAAAGGTCGAAGATAATAGTTTCAAAGTCATATACATCTATTCCAGGATTAACTCTTGATATCGATCCAGTTCCTTCTGAAGTTATTCCAACAAAAATTTGATTTTCCAAATCATATTGGGTTTCAGATAATTTAAATTCATTAGAATTTACTGGACTTACGAAGTATAAACGATTGTTGACTAATCCCTGTATTTCAGTAGTCTCCTCAAAAAGAATTTTTTCGCCAAAATTTAGATTATTATTCGCAATTAATAAAGTATTAGTTTCTGTATCTACTGAAGATATTGTTAATGGATTTACAACAAAACGTCTATTGTAATCATTGTATTTTAGAACTAAAGTTTTAGTTACACTAGACTCTAAATTTAACGTAATAGTATCTTGAAGAGACAATCCATGTGTTTCTGCTGTAGAAACATTAACACTATTTTGATTTGTTTCAACTGTTAATACATTATCATAAATCGTTTTGAAACTATGATAGGTGTTTGTTCCAACTCCAGTAAAATATAACAATCCAATAGAAGATGTTGTTGATCCTATTCCAGCAAATACGCCTTCGGAATTTATAGCAACTTTAACAGATGATATACCAATTAAATCATTTGTTAATTTAGATACAAATAACTCAGAGTATGAATCTAAAGAATTACCTATACCTATTGGAAATTCTGCGGTTATTGGAGAACCTCCATTCGTTTGATATGATATTTTATCACCCGTATTTAAACCGTGATTAGGTAAATAAATTGATTGTGTAAGGATTGTTAATGTAGTGTCTCCAACACCAGGATTTGAAAAATATAATGTTGATGTAATTCCAACACCAGATGTAGTACCTAATCCAACAGATTCGGATGGATTGAAATAAAATTCTTTATTTACTTTAGAGTTGTAATCTCCAGATGCTACATAATTTACTTGAAAACTTCTTGGAGATTCTGTTATTGCTATTCCTGCATAATGTGAACTTAATCCAGAAGTTCCATTTTGTGCTCTTAGTACTCTAAGTCTAGATGAACGATAATCAATATTTAAAACCTTTAAGTCTTCAGAATTTATTCTGTAAATATCATTTTCTCTAATCCGATCTAGATTTCCACTAACCTTTATATAAGTAGAGATTCCAGTCTCTCCAATAGTTCCAAGACCAACACTGGTTGCTGCACCAACTAAAGATAATGTTTTTTCTTCTACAAAAACTTTAGTGTATTGTTCTTTTTCTAATGGGGAAGAAATATTCGCAAAACTATTATTTACAAAACTGTGTGGAGAAGTTGAATATCCAACATATAAAGATCCTTCTTTTTCTAGTTCTATATTTTCAATAGTAGTAGTGGTACATGAAATATTATCAATAGATTTTCCTGTCACTTTACTTACTATAGCAGAAGCATTTTTTCCTTCTGGACTTTCCGTAAATAAAATGCGATCATTAACTTTATAATTTTTTCCTCCACTTCTAATAGAAATAGAATCAATATACCCAGAACTTACATTCTTGACATCAAAATCTACCTCTAAGTCTTTAGAATTTAAGAAGTAATTATAAGAACTATTCTCCTTTGTTTGATTGTATGGATATGTATTTCTTAACCATTGTTTTGAGTTTATATCAATATCATTAGAATTTGATTCAAAATCAAAATTAAAGTCTATTGGTTTCGATTTGTAAAACTTTCCAATTAAATACGGGAATGCTGGTCTATCATCAATTTCTTCTAAAGTAGCAAAATAAGCATAAACGCCTTGAGGAAATTCGGGCGTAATGCAATATCTTCCATTAAAAATATCTAAGTCAGATTCAGGTGGACTTGTAAATTCATAATCATTTACAAAAAATCCCTGATCATCATTTGCAATCTTGGGTCTAAATTCATTTCCTATATTTGAATTTACTGGTTGATAACCAGAAATCATTTTTTTGATTGGTCCTCCTGTAGGAGTCTCATAAGCATATGGACCATAGATTGGATTTCCATCATAAGCCCATCCAATTATTGGAGAATGCTGGTTATCATTAGTATCATTTAAAATTTCTCTTAAGAATCTACCTCCATAAATGTGCTTATACTGCAATCCAACTTCATTAAGACCTGTGGTAACATAACCATCATCATTATTTGAAATATCAAATTGATTAATTAAAGATGGAACTCTTTTTGGTAAGTTAATAACCCACTCATTAATATTAGCAAATAATTTTGCGTCTTGACCAGAAGTAGTAATATTAATAGTAGTATTATTTTTAGTATATCCTCCTCCACCAGAAACTATAATCACATCTTCAAGACCACCAGAATTATTAATTACTGGAACTAATTTTGCTCCGCTTCCATCTCCATCAATTACTATATTTGGGGGAGAATTATAACCATCTCCAGAATTAGTTACAAAAACAGAAGATATTTTTCCTCCATTTACAGTAAATCCCACTTCTGCTTTAGAACCAGAATTTAAGAGTATTTGTGGTTGTTTTGAGTAATTAATAACTTCATTATCCCCATAACCAGATCCATTTGAGGTTACAAATACTGATTTTACTTGTCCTCTAAAAATTGGTTGTAGTGATGCTTGGAATGATGTAGAATCAGTATTTGAAGTTGGAACTTGCAAGTTGCCAGAGATACTTACTTCAATGTCTGGATATTTAAATTCATGTGCTTCTCCACCAATAGAAGTAAACTCTACGTATTGATTTGTTTGTAATTTGAAGTTCGGTAATTTCCCTTCTTCATCAACAATTTCATAAAGTCTAAAATTATCATCATCAATAGTTCCAACATAATAATTAGAAGTTGTTAAACCTCCAATAGAATCTGATACTGGTGTGTATGAAATTATTTCACCAGTCTTAAATCCGTGATTTTCAATTTTGACAGAATTTTTAAAAGTACTAATTCCGGAATTGGAATTATATGCAAATATTTTTTTATTAGTATATCCGCTTCCTGGATTTTCAATAATAACAGATTCTAATTTTCTCTTTTTAATAGCAGATTTGAATCTTTGGACACCAATATCTGACGTAACTGAAATTGAAGTTACAATACCAGAGACAACATTCTCTTCACTTGTGCAGAGTTGTATTGTATTAATACCAACAACTTTTACAAAATAAGAAGAATTTGTGGATAATCCTACAATATTTGAAAGATCATTTGTTTCATATATGACCTCTTCTAAATCTGAAAAATTATGAGGTTTATCAAATGTGATGCTATCAGATGATACTGAACTAGAGTTGGCGAAGAAATCTACAATGTAATCATATGTAATCAAAGAAGCTTTTGCTTTTGCATTAGTATTAGAATTGCCACCAGTAATATTGATTTGAGGTATTTCTAGATAATTAAATCCCTGATCTAAAATATCTATTCTTTCTAGTGAACCAGAAACTGAGCAATTTCCAGACACACCAATTCCAGTAGAATCAGATACTGTTAAAATTGGTGGATTTATTACATCATATCCAGTTCCTTCGGACAACACATCAAAAGAATTTATTTTTCCATAAAAAATAGAATCTCTTGACTTATAATTTTCTATTTCTACGCCATTTAAAAATATTCCTATAGAACCAGATTTTGTTTCTGCAAAACTTGAACCATTTGCTTCTGGAGCACTTATTTTCCTAATAAGATTCTGTGATTGCAGAGACTTGGTGAAATATTTTCCTGTTGTTAAATTAAGATCATTTGAACTAAAGGGCTCTACAGTAGCATTAGTTGCATCATACTCAGAAAAATCTATATATTTTTCCGCAACTAAGTTACTTCTAGTTTGTGATAATTTGATTTGATTATTAGAAATTCTTCTAACAAATCCAATAATTTGATCATCATTAGTATTATTAATTTTTAATATTAATAAGTCTCCAGTTAAATAAGAATTCTTATTTTGTAATGAAGGTGATAGTGTTTTCAGATTAATGACTGTATCGGAGTTATCATCAGAATCAAATGAAAATCCACTTATTTCATGTTTTAAATCTAGAATTTCAAACTGTACTCCAGTATAGTTAGGGAGAGATGGAAAAGAAACATAAATGGATTTATCACTATCATCATAATAAGTGTTTGAGATATTTGCGTTTAAAGTTGTTAAATTTTCTAATTCTGGATATTTTGAAGTATCAACTTTTACCTTAGATACTAATCTATGAATTGTATGACTTGCAGAAACATCCAATTCTCCCTGACCGGATATGGATAGTATGTTACCATCTTTAGATGTTATTTTTCCATTTGGAGTTCTACCTGTTTTCGAACTAATCAGGTAAATATCATCACCAACAAAAAAATCTACAGAATCAAAAGTCTCTACAGTATATTCGAATGTTGCATTGTTTATTAAAGTGATATTAGATTTTAACTTATAATTTGATGGGATATTAAAAATCCAATTATTTAATTTAAATTCATCTTCTTCAGATTTTCCTAATGATTTTATTTTTATGGTATCTTCAGGAGATAATGAATAATTTGATTTTGTAAGGTTTGGTTGAGAAACTACACCTGTAACTCTAACTCTGACTTCATTTCCATCTAAATCAAATGCATAAGCATAATCATCATATTTTACTTCTTCTCCAGCATCAACAACTTGATTTATACCAGTACATCCAAGGAATTGATTAATAGTTTTTGATGTGTAAGTTACTTGCAAAGTACTTCCGCTTGGAAGATCAAGATATAAATTTCCACTTGAAGGAAATCCTAACGTAGAATCTACATCCAAATAATTTTGATTGACAATACCATTGGCATCTGCTTTAATATCAGAAACTAAAACAGTTTTGGGATGAATTGAAAATTCTCCAATAGTAGTTCCTTTCGTAATAATATCTCTATCATAATCAAAATCTAAACTTAAAATAAAGTAATTTTTTACAGCTGATTGTGATGATTTTTCTGAAAAATCATCTGTAAAGGAAGTAATTAAAGTACTATTATTTTTCTTTATCTGCTCAACTGAAGTTATAGTTCCTCTTGCAGATTTTGAAACAGAAGAATCATTTTGATATAATGTAGAGTTCACCAAATCCAAAGGATTTCCTTGTATTGCCTCTACAACTAAATCTTTAGTTACTCTCCAATCAGCATCTGAAGGTTCAAAAAGATAATCTTGCGGTAAGATAACTTGGACAGGTTTTCCAAAAATAGCACTGAATAAAATTCTAAATGATTCTTTAGTTCCTTTAGATGTGTAAAAATTATTTGCTTGCTTAACGAATAAATTCTCATTCAGATCTTCGAAAAATTCTCTATTTTCAAATCCAGGAGTTACTTGTTTCTTTACCTTATTGAAAAATACTGAGATTAATAATGAATTTAAGTTTGTTACAGTAACTCCACTAGAATGATTTGCAGATTCTGAGGATGAAAATGTTAATTCGTCAGTATTTGAATCTGAGTTGTATGAAGTTACTCCGGAAAATCCTCTATAGCAATTTTCAAAAGTAGTATCTGTCTTAGATTCATATGAAATAATTTCATTATTAATTTGAATTAATCCAAAAGAGTCAGAAAATCCAGCAGTAGAATTTACTGTAATTGTAGTATCAAATAAATCTACATCTGCACTCAAAGTTGTAGATTTGATGATATTTGAAATATTATCAACCTTTACATATTGGTCAATATTATTCATCAAGTCATATGGATTTCCATCAGATTCTAATGAGAGATAATATTGTTTTAAAAACTCAGATACTAATGGAAATTCGGATCTAACAAACTCTGGAAGTTGATTGTTAATTATTGAAGATACTTTGACTCTTTTATTAAACATTTTATCTTAGTTTCTAATTAAGGATCCGTTGAGATAGCTTGACGTACTATTATATTGAGTTCCAGAAATATCACTTCCAGAAGATATAGAGTCCTCTAAAGTTGTTAAAGAACTATTACCTATATCTAGTTGCAAATATAAATCCTGCAATCCAATCACATCATTAGATTTTGGGATTGCAGAAATTTCAATGACATTATCATCACTCTTCTGCTTTAAAGTGCTTATTATATTTACTGGACTTAATAGTATCTCACCTTTACTATAATTTATAGACCCAGCATTAGACCTAACAATTTTGTAAGAGCTATTTTCCAAAGTAAAAAATATTATTTTTCCTTCAGAATCTGATTGTGGTATATCGGTCAAATATACTGTGTTGTTTACTCCAGCAATACTGAATCCACTAGATTTGATGTTAAATCCAGATGTTGATGCTATATGAAACTCATTTCCATAACAGATTTCATAATCTGCAAATTGATTCAATTCTGCTCTAAGATCTCTTCTTATTCTTATCTTGGTAACGTTTGATGTGATAGAATTATTGGAATCATCTATGAGTTTTAAGAACTTACTATATTTGAATCTAGATCCGTATGCATTTAACTCTGAGGATTTTGCATAAGAATCGATATTATTTGAAACTATGCTTACAACATTTGATGCGCTAGAAACTAAGTTTGGATTATAGTAAACTGTACTATCATATTCAATATAGAGGTATTTTAAATCAAGAATTTCTGGTACTATACCAGCAACATTATACTTCCTTAACTGACTTTTTAAATTTTCTTTGACTTGAGTCGATAAAAATGGACCATTTAGAGGCTTTATTGATATAAAAACTCTGCCAAACTTAGGAGGATCTAATTCTTCTCCACCAAATGCTGAAATAGACTCTATATTTGGATAAATTTTGGGTATTATACTTTCATAATCACTTGCAGTAACTGCTCTATTCTGCGCTGAGTAGATTCTAGGAGCATATTTTCTTACATACTCTACTGATTCTATTGGTTTTCCGCCATATCCAGTTAAATCTGTAGAAATTAATGATATATCTGATGTTATTAATCTTCCTTGATTATCAAATATTCTACCAGCATAGTTAAAGGTTGATGTACCATTACCAGATTCGCCTTGACTGATATTATATGATACTTCAATTACATTTCCATCATCCAATTTCTTTCCAAATACTCCGTCACCGAAAATGAGTTCATATCTTTGATCTTCTACTTCTTGAATGAAGAAAACTTTTGATTTTGAATCTACATCAAATAAACTATTTGATAAATTAAATATTGCAGTTGTACTAGAACTTTGACTATCTCGTACAGTTACACTTAACGTTGAAGTGTCAATATTTGAATTTGATAAGATAAATTTTTGATTTGGTACTAATGTATTGACTGTAAATGATTCAGTAACAGGTGTACCTTCAATAATCTCTATATTACTAAATCGTGCAATATTATTGACGATTGGAACAGTAACATTATCTTTAAGAGTAAATGTCAGGGTCTGGGAGAGTCCGCTGAAATTAGCTGTAGTGGAAACAATTCCCTTTTGTAAGATTAATTGTAAAGGTCTATTAGATTCTTGATTGTTTATTGGTAAATTTGTAATGTCAACAAAGAAACTTACATTTGCTCTTGCAGATGTTACTGATCTTGGTACATATCCAATATTTCTTGCTAGAGAAACTACATTTTCTCTTAAAGTAGCACTATCAATAAAAACCTCATTGCTAAGCATGTTAGCATTATATGAGGTCGTATATGTATTGTATGCTAAGGTATCAATGATAGTTGATAGATTAGATCCATCAAAATCATAGTCAGTAAAACTTGAATTCGCACGCAAATATTCGCGAATTGATTGTTTTATCTGATCGAAATCTAAATTTGAAAAATTTGTTAGTGCCATCTATCGTGTTTGCTGTAATGCAAATGATAATTGTTGTGGAAGAGCATCAATACCTACAATAGTATAAACAATTACTACATCAAATTCTAGAGTAGAATAGTTTGGAGAAACAATAACTTCATCCAATTCTACTCTAGGTTCATATTCTGCGATTGAATTTCTAATTTGACCTTTTATTATATCCGCTGAAATATCACCCATATTCTCAAAAAGGGAAGATGATATATCTGTACCAAAATCAGGATCAAAAAACTTTTCTCCTGGTTGCGTCAATACGATATTTCGAACAGAACGAGCAATTGCAGTCTCATTTTTGAGTGCAATTAAGTCATTATTGAGTGGATTGAAAGAAAACGATCCACTTATATCTTTAAATCCTCTACTGACCCGTTCTAACGGCATTTAAAATATTAAATCTATATTATTTATTCACCCAAAAAGAGGTTCTGAACCACTCTCTCTTTCAAAAACTTCCCCAGAATCATCAAAACGCTCAAAAAGTTCAGTTTCTCTCTTTTTATTGGACTTTTTAGGTGTCATTTCATCCTCAGTAATCTCTCTAAGCATTTTTTCTTCCATTTTTATCTCTCCATAGTCTGTAGTAAGTCGGTTTGTTCCCCAAGTATCCATCATATACTTTGTATCTCTGTCTGGATTGGGTGAATTTGCCATTATTCGTCCTCTAATTGGCGTTCTTGGGCAGTTTTCCAGAAGTATTCGTCCTCTCGACCCATACCAAGACGTTCAAAACCATTTTCTACTGAATAAAACTGAGTAGAAACCTTGAAATCAGGCATTTTGGGGTCAACAGGAGTTAAACTATTGTCAAAAATACGCATTCTATTGTTTGGATAGAGTGCATACTGTCCATTATCTAGTTCAATCAGGTTATGTGACTTATGTTCAGCAGGATTTTCGCTTGTTGCATAGTCAATCATGTCACAATCTTGATGATAATTATCTATTGTACAAATATAAGTACCTTTTTGAATACCATGATCTCTTGTATACAACTCAAAGTCCATTGAACCAATGAATTGCTTGTGTATAGAGACGACTCCATAGTCCATACAGTTCCAAAACTGTAAGTTCGGAAGGTTCATGTCAGGTTCAGGAGTCTTAGGTTCACTTACAAAGGCACTGATAGGTAACTTATCATACATCGCAGCATACTCAGGTAGATAAGTTTCAAAGTAAAACGCACGTCCAGGTATACTCTTGCAAGATACCCATACACCCTTTACAAATTCACCATGACCACTCTGATGATCTGTAAGGTATTCCTTTCGAACCCACACTTCTGTAGAAGGAAGATTGCAAATTAATGTAGACATACTTAAGTAACTTATGCTTCTAGTATTTACCCCTCCAGAACGAGCTTCCGCCTTCTTAGCGAGTGGAAAAGCGCCCATAAGGACTTATAACCTCATAAGAATACAAAGACACTCAGACATAAAAAAAGACCCCTCAGAGGGGGTCTCAAGTGCCTTAGGTGGAGTGTCTCAACGACCCTGACCACGATAACGCTTCTTTGCATTATTTCTGCTGGATGCAGCATACTTCGTGTGCTTCCCTTGACCCTGACGGGTATTCTTGGGTTGTGATTCGATGAATGCTGAACCAATCAGTGACTTCTTAATCTTTGCCATAATTTAAAAACTCCAGTTCAATTTTTTGTGGATCATAAGCATTATTATCATAATACTCTGATGCTAGTTCGTCAAGTGCTTCTGTAACTTCGTCATACGTCAACTCAGAACGTATGACATCACCCTCATAGAGTATGTTGAATAACTCAGATGACTCTTGATTTCTCATGTCCTACGCGAATCCGTGGATCGCACCAGATTTTGAAACCTGCCTCAATCGCATCGAGACAGAAAGATACGTCTTCCCCACACATGTCTTGAACTGCACCAGATTCAAAGACTTGCATCTTCGGAGCAAACCATGGATACTTCATCTCTTCACTCTCAAAGACTCCATTCTGAATCATCACCCATCCAAATCCAGTGTAATCAACTGTAAATGGTTTCCGACGCTTCGTAATGGTTTCTCCAGTCTCATGATTCATGACTCCACCATTGTTGCGGAAATCATCTTCTTCCAACCAATGAGCAACTGATGTAGTACGTCCATCTTCAGTCATATACCAACCAGCAGTGATCTCACGCTTCTTCGTTTCATCTTCTACTGCTTCTGCAGGGAATGCAAGATCACACAGTTGCCAGAACTTCTCAGTACTAAAAACAATATCACTATCAATCCACAACTGATAATCATACTGCAACTTACCATCCCAAGGAATCTGATCTGGTCCCCTCAGAACATTAGCACCAAGACACTTACATCTTGCAAAGTTCACCATCGATGAATAATCTTGACTAATCTGAATACTCATTCCATTCTGTACCATATCAAAGCACAGTTGAACAAAGTTCTTCAGAAACGTATATGATACTCCTCGTCCAGGTAAACAAAATACAATTGCCTTACCTTTCATCCTTTCTTTAATCGCATCATAGTCCCACTCAGGTCCCTTTGATGATGCTGCAGGCGCTTTTGCCTTTACTGTAAATCCTTTAGCCATAAGAGAATAAAAACCTCAAATCAATTCTAATACCTTATTTATTTTTTGTCAATAAGATGACTCTGCAAATTCTTTCTTACTACTCACAACTTCCTCAAATGTTAAATCTTCCCTTTGATAATCTGTGAATATTTGAACTAACTTACTTAGAGCATCCCATGTGAAGTCAAACTCTGATTTACTCAGAGAATGGTAGATACACTCTCCTTTTGCGTATATGTGATAAATCTTCTCACTCATAAAAAATTTCTCCGGGATTTTTTCCTCCACTTCTATTTACCTTAGAGCATTATATACCATAACTACCAAAATCCCTAGAGGCACTCCGATAATCTTAAAGAATTTTCCAGGATACCTTATCATCCATCCCGCCAAGACTACCTTATAAAAATTCCAATATGGACGGTGTTTTCTCATGGGGAGTATTCAGAGGTATTCAGAGGGGTTTCGGAGGGTTCTTATGGTCCGGGAGATTTTTTATGAAAGTGAAATAGAGAGGTCGATTTGTCACCTCTGTAGGTTAGGGTAGTTAGGGGTTTTTATATACGCACCGCCCGCTAACACATAAGACCCCTAATCGCGGGGACTGGTGTTCACGAATAACGAATAAGTGTCCCTCACGAATAACGAATAAGGGACACACAGTTAGCATCACATTAGAACGCGATTTCCTCCCCCGTAGTGTAACTCACTGCGTCACC